ACTAGGCGGAAACTTGCTTGGATTAAACCTTCGAGTATCTCGCAACATGGCAGTTGGCGCACCAACAGCAGATGATTCATTAATCCTAATCAACCCAGATTCATACACATGGTACGAGTCAGCACGCACCCGTCTACAAACCAACGTTGCCCTAAATGGTCAAATTGAGGTTTCTTACTACGGATACGGCGCACTAGCAACAAAGGTAGGCGCAGGCGCATACCGATTCATGGTTGCATAGTCAGTAAGTAAATCAGTGCCGGGGGTTGCTCCCGATCTCCGGCATCTTTTAATGGGAGTTTAGAGAGGAAGATATGCCATCGATTATCACAGCCACCGAGTTGCGGTCAGTGCTTGGCGTATCTTCATCTCTTTATTCCGACAGTTATTTAAATGAAATAATCGATACCGCAGAAGGCGTGATCCTTCCAATGTTAGTTACATTCAAAAGCCCTATTCAAGAGGCAACATTAACTGACAATGTAGCAACTTTTACAACACTTGGAATTCATGAATTTACAACTGGACAATCAGTTGTCATCGCAGGATGTGGAACACCTTACAATGGAACACGCACAATCTTGGCAGATAATCTTGGACAATATACATTCTCATGCTCCATTACAAACGCAAATGTTGCGAGCGCAAATATCATTCCATCCGGAACTGCAACCCTTTCAGGTGCTTCAACTTATGTGGGAAACCAACCAGTCCGGTCAGCAACTTTCGCAGTATCTTTAGAAGTATTCCAATCTCGCCTTGCAGGAGGAGGTCAGATTGAAGGCGTAGATTTTACAGCGACTCCTTTTAGAATGGGTCGATCATTATTTAATCGATGCGTTGGATTACTAGGCGCATACATAGATGTTGAAAGCATGGCTCAATAATGCCATCAACAATTCTTTCATCAGTTAGACAACCTTTAGCAACAGCACTTGCCACAGTAGCAGGCAACGTTTACGCATTTGTACCAGAAAGCGTTATTCCGCCGGCAGTCGTAATTGTGCCAGATAGCCCATACCTAGAATTAGAAACAATTAGCAAATCCGCTATCCGCACAAAGATCAATATGACAATTTCAGTAGCAGTTGCTTACAACTCAAATCCAGCAAGCCTGGACAATATTGAGCAACTCATTCTAAGTGTTCTCGCAGTTATCCCAGCAGGATACATCGTGAGTTCGGTCGAAAGACCAACAGTTACACAAGTTGGAGCAAGTACTCTGCTTATTGCAGATGTTCGAGTTTCTACCTATTACACACAAACCGCATAAGGAGAAATCATGGCCACACAGGTAATAACAGGTCGCGATGTTTCGTTGTCTTTCACAGGTGGAACAGACATCGAAGCACAAGCGACAAACGCAGTTCTAACCAAAGAGTTTGATCGTCAAACCTACCAGACGCTTGATGGCGAAGCCTACAAAGTCGTAAATTCGACTGGAACATTCCAATTAGACATGCTTGCTGATTGGGGTAAGACAGGATCAGTATGTGAGGCAATTTGGACAGCATGTGATACATCACCAAACTCAGAAATTAGCATTACACTAACAGCAGCAACTGGAGCACAATTCGTGTTCCCAGTATTGCCAGTTTACCCAACCGCAGGTGGCTCAGGAGTAGATGCACAAACAGTGTCATTTACATTCCCAGTTGCACGTGGCGAAGTTACTGAAACATTTAGTTAAGAAATAAAACGGGAGCAAACAAATGAAATTACCAATCACAATTGAATACAACTCAGGAGAGCAAGCAACATTCGTAGCCCAACCTCCTGAGTGGGCAAAATGGGAAAAACAGACAGGAAACACAATTGGTCAGGCTCAAGACAAAATGGGTATCTGGGATCTTATGTTTCTTGCCTATCATGCTCATAAGCGTGAACTGGGTGGCAAACCTGTTAAACCCATTGAGGCTTGGATGGACACAGTTGCCGATGTAGTAGTCGGTGATGGTGGCGACCCAAAAGTCATCCAGAAGGAAGCATAAGTCGTTTATTGGTTCAGTTGGCAATAGCCACACAAATACCAATGAGTGAATGGATTGAAGCAGAAGACATAATTACGGCGATCGAGATATTGGAGAAACGGAATGGCAACTAACACCGAACCTCTAATTGTCTATGACAAAAGAGAACTTGCTCAATTTTCTAAAGTTATCAGAAAAATGAGTGAAATTGCCGTAAAGGAAACTAAACGCCGAGTTGGTGAATTAGCGCAAAGAGAATTAAAAGAAATCCAAAACATTGCATCTAGTCGCGGTAAAGTTGCTGATCGAATTGCGCAAGGCGGCAAAGTTAAAAAATCATCTGTACTTGGTGAAATTTCTTTTGGTTTTGCTTCACAAAGATTTTCCGGTGGTGCCACTACCCAATTTAATACTAGGAATGATCCACGCGGAAATAGAAAAGGCATTGGCGGTGGTGCTGAATTTGGTTCAAAAAGTTATCCTCAATTTCCAAGATGGAGTGGCCCTATGCCTAAAGGCCCTGGATCTCGTGGATGGTTTATCTACCCAACAGTAAGACATTTACAACCAACTATAATTAAAGAGTTCGAAGATATAATCTTGGATATAAGAAAAGAGTTTGCCGATGGCTAGTAGAACCTTAACCCTTGCTCTTGCAGCAGATATTGATAATCTTAAAAAAGGTTTAGATGATGCTAATAAGGTTGTAAATAACTCAGCCGATAAGATTACAGATTTTGGTAAAAAGGCAGCATTGGCATTTGTCGCCGCTGGAGCAGCCGTTGGGGCATTTGCCGCATCTTCTGTTCGTGCAGCCGCTGAAGATGAAAAAAGCCGTAAAACTCTTGAACAAACTATTAGATCTAATACAAAGGCTACTGACGATCAAATTAAATCAATTGATACTTATATTTCCAAACAATCAATTGCAACCGCGACAACCGATGACATATTAAGACCTGCTCTTGGTAGGTTAATTAGATCGACAAACGATGTTGAAAAAGCGCAAGATTTATTAACTCTTTCACAAGAAATTTCAATTGCAACAGGCAAGCCTCTTGAATTAGTAGCAAATGCTTTAGGTAAAAGTTTTGATGGGCAAAATACCGCTTTAGGTAAGTTAGGTTTAGGTATTGATGCAGCCACATTAAAGACTGGTTCACATGAAGAAATAATGCAGGAGTTAAAGGAAACATATAAAGGTTTTATTGAAAATGAAGCAACCAACGCTGAATTCAAATTTAAACAAATTTCAATTGCGACACAGGAGGCCAAAGAAAGTATTGGCGCAGCCTTGTTGCCAATAATTAAAGAATTTTCTGATTTCATTATTGAAAGTGTAGTTCCAAACATTAATTTATTTGTTGATGGATTAACAAATGTAAAATTAGAAGGCAAAGAGGCGGGAAATAGAGCCTATGAATTTGGACAACAAGTTCGCGGAATTATTGAGTGGTTAATAGATGCTAAAGATGAATTAATTGAGATTGGTAAAATTATAGGTTTTGTATTTGTTGCTTCAAAAATCTACACATACATAACTGCTTTGATGGGGTTAGTTGCAGCATTCAAAGCAATTCAAGCGGCAGCATCTTTAGCGGCCGTAGCCTCAGCATTTGCCACAGGAGGCGTGTCAGTAGGTACAGCAGCAGTTGCATTAGCCGGCGCTGGTATTGCAGCAGGTATAGCAAACACTGCCGTTAATGGAACTAATACTGCTCAATCTATGAATAAGACTTCAGCAACCGCTCAACAATTAGCAGCGGGCGCTGCAAGGGCTGGCACAACAGTAAATAACATAACAGTAAATGGAGCAATTGATAGTGCTGGAACTGCTAGAGCAGTTGCAAATGTTTTAAACAATGAAGCCACAACTGCTGGATCATTTAATGGACTTGGTAGAAACAGATTTGGTTTGGGTGACTAAAGTTGGCTTTAACACCACAGACTACAGTTTTAATTGATGGCGTTCCCTATGAGGGCAATACCATTAACCAAATTACAATTAATTATGGTCGCAACGTTGTCTGGGAACAACCACGATCATCTTATGCTCAAATATCTTTATACAACCCAACAAACACTGAATGGATATTTGATTTAAACTCAACAGTAATTGTTAAAACTGAAAACGCTACTGGAACAGATAGAACATTATTTACAGGAAAGATTAAATCAATTGGCGGAGGAATGGCAGCCGCTGGATCGATTGCTGATGTTGGATTAGTTGAGATTAGCGCATCAGGAGTATTCGCTGAAATGAACCGAATCAACATCGGTGGATCTAACTATCCAAAAGAATACGATGATGACAGAATGGATCGCATATTTACTGAGGCAGGAGTTTCAGTTGATGTTGTAGATACACCAGGCGTTTATGAATTTGATGCAAGATCAGGCAGTACAGCAACCTCTTATTTCCTAGCCTCTAAATATGCTGACATGGCGTTTGGATACATCTATGAAACTACAGATGGCAAAGTTGGATATGCCAATGAGAGCCGTAGGACAGTTGAGGCGCAAACTTATGGATATTGGGAAATCCCACAAAACTATATTCAGGCATTTTCGATAACATCACAAAAAACTGCCATCGATGTTATTAACTCAATTTATTTAACTTATGGATCAAATAACAGCACTACCGCATCATCCAGTGGATCAATTACTACATATGGAGAAATAGCAGCCTCGATCCTGACTGAACTTCATAACACCGCAGAAGCCGAATATCAGGCAAGCAGATATATTGCCCTTAAAGCCAATCCTGAAACCAACATCAAAGCCTTCACAGTCGCTCTTACAAACCCTAATCTTTCAAATGCCGATATTGATACATTCCTTCAAATGTATATGGGTAAGCCAATCGAGATCAATGATCTGCCCAAGTCTATTATTCACACCAATTATCAAGGCTTTGTCGAGGGTTGGACTTGGAGTATATCCAGAACCAACATCTCAATTTCAGTCAATTCCACATCATCAATTTTCAGCCTCACACCTATTAGATGGCAGGATGTTTCTGCTGCTCTTACATGGTCGGCGGTTGATCCTACGATACAATGGTCTAATTACAACTAAGGAGCACAATGGCACTATCACCCAATTATTCATGGACTGAACCTAACGACAGTGATTTCGTTAAGAATGGCGCAGATGCAATGCGTGTTTTGGGTAATGCCATCGACACCACAGTTAATAAAATTGAGAGTTCTAAAGGCGAAATCGTTCATTCATTCCTATTGATGGGGGCTTAATTCATGGCAACAACAGTCTATAAAGTATTGGGGCAAGTTGCTCCATCAGCGACAACAGAAACTGATCTTTACACAGTGCCAGCCGCTACTGAAACGATCGTATCAACTTTGGTCGTAGCAAACAGAGCAGCAACTTCAGCGACTTACAGAATCTCAGTATCAGTCAATGGTGCAGCGACTGCTACAAAAGATTACATTGTTTACGATGCTTCAGTTGTTGGAAATGGTATTACTTCGTTTACTCTTGGTTTAACAGTGGATGCTACTGATAAAATTAGAGTTTATTCATCATCAGCAAACCTTTCATTTAATTTATTTGGAAGCGAGATCGCTTAATGGCTATCAACTCACTTGGTGGATTACCACAGGGAACTTTAATTGGAACACCATTGGCATCTATTCCAGCAGGCATTTCACTTCGTCAAACTTATACGACAACAACAACGGGCATTACTGGATTACCTGATTATGTTTTTGCAGTAATGGTTGGTGGAGGTTGCGGTGGAAAATCTAACAACGCGGCTGCTGGAGGCGGTGGCGGGGCAAGCATTTTGATGGCTTGGATACCAGCACCAACAAAAATAACAATTGGCGCAGGCGGAACTGCATCCGCAGGCACACCTGGACTTGGTGGAAATACTTTTTGCGATACTTTTTCTTCAATTGCTAACTCAGCAGTTGCAACACAATCAGCATCTACCGGTGGACCAGGTGGTCGCGCTGTTGTTTCAAACAATTTTGGTTCAACTAGCAACATTTATTACACCGGTGATGACAGCATCGCATCTGGTGCAGGTGGAAATGGTACAGGAGCGGTGGCGGGAACTTCTGGATTTTTTGCAGGCGGTGGCGGAGGAGCAACCACATCGGCAGCAAGTTCTGGTGGAAGTAGTTTAAAGTTTGGATTTACAGGCGGAACTGGTGCAGGAACTGGAACGACTTGGGGTTCAGGTGGCGGAGCAGGAATTGCTGGAAATGGAAATAATGGTTCTGCATTACTTGGCGGGGCTGGCGGATTAGGCGGAGGCGGTGGAGCAGGGGCTTCTACGGGTTCTGTTGGAGGGGCTGGCGGAGTTGGCGCAGTTCTTCTTTACTGGTAAAGGATAAATAATGGCAAACTATGCAGTGTTAAATGATAATTTAGTAATAAATGTAATTGATGCAGAAACTTTAGAAATTGCTAAAGACGCAACAGGTAAAGAATGCGTTGAATGCGATGGTTCATTCTGGCTTGGTTGGACACGAAGTGGAAAGAAATGGATTGCACCAGTTGAGCAAACCCTGGCTGAGTAAATCCGCAGTTCAATTAAGGGAGCAAATTGATGACTGTTTTCCAGATCGCGACAGACGTTCAGATGGTTGGATAGCGGACGCAAGGCACATGTCTGCTGGCAAATCGGATCACATACCTGATGCCAAAACTTCGGTTGTCAGAGCAATTGATGTAGATAAAGACATCAGCCAAATCAAAGGTTTAATGGTTCACTTAGTTGAGCAATTAAGGCTTTATGGTAAAGCAGATAAAAAGAAACGCATCAATTACATAATCTTTGATGGTAAAATTATGTCTGCTAAAGGAAATTGGAAATACCGGGCTTACACTGGATATAACAAACATGAGCACCATTGCCACATTTCTTTTAGCCCTGCGGGAGATCAGGACAGTTCGTTTTTTGACATCCCACTTCTCGGAGGTAAAGTATGAAACTATCAAAGAAACACAAAGCAGCAATCAAGTCGTACCTGCGAGCAGTAGCAGCATCTGGAATCACAGTTGCCCTAGCAATCGCTGGCGACATGAAGCCAGAGTATGCAGTATTACTTGGCGCATTAATTGCACCAATTGTTAAAGCGTTAGATCCAAAGTCAGGATCTGAGAGTGATTACGGCATCACTACGAAATGAGCCAATCGGAATTCTTTACTCTTTACTTCGCAACTATCGGTGTAATTGGTGGTTTTGCTAGTTACGTCATCACTCATTTAATGGCAGAAATTAAACGCCTGAATGAGCGTGTCGATGAGATCTATAACATACTTCTAGAGCGATAATTTAAAACATGGCAAACACACGCAAAAAGCAAGCACCTCGCAAAAAGGTTGCAAAAAAGCGGATTGTGCGTAAGTCGCCAGAGCCATTATCAAAGATCGATATTCATTACATCGCTTTGCAGGAATGCTACAAGGCAGCCCGTAAAGCAGGATTTAGTGAAGGTATTGCACTTTGGATGATGACTGAGAAACACACCTTTCCCGACTGGATTGTCGGCGATGGTGGGATCATACCTTCGATTGATCCAACTGACGATGATGAGGATTTAGACTGAAGCGATACTTAGTAATTTCGGATCTGCAAATTCCGTACCACCATGAAGCCGCAGTTAAGAATGTTATCAAGTTAGCAAGACGGGAGAAGTTCGACAGTGTCCTTAACGTTGGCGATGAAATTGATTTTCAAACCATTTCTCGATGGGCTGAAAAAACACCTTTGGCTTATGAGCAGACTTTGCACCGCGATCGTGAACTCACTCAGCAAATACTTTGGGATCTTACCGAGCACGCTAGAGAGGCTCATATTGTCCGTTCTAATCATACTGATCGCCTATACAACACTCTTTTAAAAGTACCTGGCTTAATTAGCCTGCCAGAATTACAGTACGACAAGTTCATGGACTTTGCCACAATGGGCATTACATTCCACAAAACCTTCTTTGAGTTTGAAAAGGGTTGGTTGCTTGGTCATGGCGATGAAGGAAACACCAATCCCAACGCAGGCTTAACTGCCCTTAATCTGGCTAAAAAGGTGGGTAAGAGTTGTTTAATTGGGCATATTTCC